GATATTTTATGTATGGAAAGATGAACATGAGGAATTCTTTCATACCTTGGAGGTTGCTAAGGAACTAGAACAGCTATGGTGGGAAGAAAAAGCGAATGATTATTTGATAGAGCATAAAGATGGCCCTAAACTGAATTCTACCATTTGGAATAGGTCTATGGCGGCTAGATTCCCTAAAAAATATAGAGAGCAGACTAAGACGGAGATTACTGGGGCTGATGGCGCACCGCTTATTTCTAATATTTCTGTGTCTTTTGTGGAGAAAAAAGATAAGTGAACCATTTTATCTATGACGAGGATTATCATAATCCATATGATTTTCACCATTTCCCCAAATTTAAATATTTATTTAAACTGATATTTGATAAGGTACGCAATATATTTGTAAAAAAGAAAATTAAAGAATCGCCGTATCCGAAAGGTCATTTATTGCATCCCAATACTATTAATGAGCAGGCTTTAAAACTTTTCGAAACAAGTTTAAAGAATGTTCCTACTCTATCAATTAGAAGGCCAGCTAGATTTAATGAGATAGTAAATGATAAATGATGGAAAATAAATTAATGTCCAATGATGAAATGGCGGATAGAATTCAAGAATTTTTTGAGCAAGTTGTCCAAATTTTCGTGCAAAGATTAGATACTGAAGATGAAAAACTTGAGAAATATGTATATTATTCAATTCCAAAGAATGATTAAAATAAATGATTAACAAAATAAAACAGTTATTTAAATCCAATTATTCATATAATAAGCATATAGATTTACTCGAGAATCAGGTTCTTCAATTAAAGAATGAACTCCAATGGTATTTATCTGGAATTAGGTATTTGGCAAAAGAAAACGATCAATTAAGAAAATCCTTGAGCCAATCATATGGTATCGACTGGGATGAGAAAAAAACATCATTGGTAAATAAAAATGAATATCATTGAAACTTAATGAATACCAGTGATGTTAAGTTCCCTACTAAATTCTCACCTCTCTTCCAAAAATATCGATACAAAATAGCTAAGGGCGGACGCGGGGGCGCTAAGTCATGGGCCTTCGCACGTGCATTGCTTATTCTCGCTGCTCAAAAACCGTTGCGCATTCTCTGCGCTCGCGAGTTTCAAACCTCCATTAAAGATTCGGTTCATAAATTATTATGCGATCAGATCATCGATATGGGACTGATTGGATTTTATGAAATCACTCAAGCGTCTCTGCGTGGCCGTAATGGTACTGAGTTTTTCTTTGCCGGTCTTCGTAATAATATTTCTAGTATCAAGTCTTTTGAAGGCATTGACATCTGTTGGATCGAAGAGGCGCAAACTGTAAGTAAAAGCTCTTGGGATACGCTCATTCCAACTATTAGAAAAGATGGGAGTGAGATCTGGATTTCTTTTAATCCGGATTTAGAGAGCGACGAGACGTATCAAAGATTCATTGTTAATCAAGTGCCGGATAGCGTCGTTATTAATGTTAATTGGAATGATAATCCATGGTTTCCTGAAGTTCTGCAGAAAGAAATGGAGAGCCTAAAGCGGCGTGACTTTAGAGCTTATCAAAACGTATGGGAAGGACTTTGTAAGCAAACTGTGGATGGCGCAGTCTTCGCAGATCAAATAGACGCAGCTGAGCAGGAAGGGCGCATTACAAAAGTCTTATATGACCCCACTAAGCCAGTACATGCGGTTTGTGATTTGGGTTGGTCTGACGCTACGGCATGGTGGTTAATTCAATTCATAGGAATGGAAACTAGATTCATTAGATATTTTGAAGACAGTCAAAAGACTATGACGCATTATTTAGCTGAACTGCAAAAATTTGGATATGTATATGATACGATTTGGCTGCCTCATGATGCTCAAAATAAAACATTAGCGGCTTCTGGTAGAACTATAGAAGATATAGTTAGATCTAGTGGATATAAAACTAGAATATTAGATAAAGTTCCAGTTGTGGACTCCATTAATGCAGCTAGAACTATATTCTCTAATTGTTGGTTTGATAGAGAAAACTGCGCGGATGGTTTAAATTGCCTTAGGCACTATCGGTATGAAGTAGATCCAGATACTAAACAATTTAGTAAAACGCCATTGCATGATCAATATAGCCATGGGGCTGACGCATTTAGATATATAGGACTAATGCTTTCTCCACCTAAAAAGATAAAAAAACAAGTCTCTAGTGAACATAATATTTCTTGGATGGCATAAATGGATTATGACAATTCTTTAGATGACAGAGACACGATTAATGAGGCCGTGAACTTCTGGAATCTTTGTAATGATGCGGACGGAACTAATCGCGCAGAAGCACTAAATGACATTCGCTTTGGAGCGGGAGAGCAATGGCCCGTTGAAATTCAAAACTCGCGCAATCTAGAAGCCCGACCATATTTAGTTATCAACAAAATTGATGCCTACATCCGCCAAATTTGCAATCAACAAAGAATGCAAACTCCTGGGATTCGTGTCCATGGGATGAATAATGAAACTAGTGAAGATAGGGCTCAAATAATTGAGAATATTATTCGGCATATTGAGGTAAATTCAAACGCAGATGTCGCCTATGACACGGCATTCGAATACGCAGTTCGTATGGGATGGGGATATTGGAGGTTATCCACGAGATATGTACGAGAAGATTCATATAATCAAGAGATATATATTGATCCTATCATCAATCCTTTCTCAGTATATTTCGATCCTAATTCTGTTCTGCCCGATGGATCTGATTCAGATAGGGCATTGATTACAACGGTAATGAGGAAAAAGGATTTAAAGGCGGAACATCCCAATGCCAATGTAGAAGCAAATTTCACTCAAACATCTACAGGCGATTTTACTGCCGCATGGATTACTAAAGAAGATATTAGAGTCGCCGAGTTTTATAAAAAAGAACGGAAGAAGGAAACTCTTTATTTGTTGAGTAATGGTAAATCTACGTTTGCTGATGAGGATTTTAAAGAAAGACTAAAAAGATACAAATTAGAAATTGTAGATGAACGTGAAAGTTATAGAACTCGCGTTAAATGGCGCAAGCAAACAGCCATTGAAATTCTCGAAGAGAAATATATTCCAGGGATTTATATACCCATTTTCCCGGTGTATGGTGCTCAACTAATTGTTGGGGATCGACCGCTTAAATACGGACTAATCCGATATGCCAAAGATCCACAGAGGATGTATAACTTTTGGCGTACTGCAATGACTGAATCTGTAGCATTGGCTCCTAAACCTAAATGGTTATTGGTAGAAGGACAAGATGAAGGACATGAGAATGAATGGTCAACAGCTAATATTAAGTCTGATCCAGTTCTTAGATATAAACAAACGGATATAGAAGGTAAGCCAGCCCCAGCACCTCAAAGATTGCAACCAGAACCTCCGCCGGCTGGGATTATGGAGGCATCTGCTGCAATTTCATCAGACCTACAAATGGTTTTGGGAATAATGGATCCCAATCAACTACCCAGTGGGAACATATCCGGAAAGGCGCTTCAGGGGCAGCAAAACCAAATAGATATTTCCAATTATCATTTTTATAGTAATTTCATTCGTACTCGTCGGCATACTGCAAAAGTTATTCTTAATTGGTTACCTGAAGTTTATGACACAGAGCGCGTTATTAGAACTATTAGCGCAGATGGGCGCCCCGACCTTACTACGATTAATCAAATGAATGAGGTTGGAGAGATATTGAATGACGTTACTGTTGGTGAATACGATATTGTTATAGATCCAGGTCCAGGTTTTGAAACTAAACGTCAGCAAGCCGTAGAAGCAATGATGCCCCTGTTGGGGGCGAATGAAAAATTATTTGATATTGCAGGGGATCTTGTATTTAGAAATATGGATTTTGCTGGAGCAGATGTGATAGCGGACCGGTTAGCGGCAGCTAATCCATTGGCTCAGATTGATAGTAAATCAAAAGTTCCTCCTGAAATTCAAATGAAGATGGCTCAGGCGGACCAAACTATTAAAGCCATGCAGCAACAACTTCAAATGATGCAATTAGAAATTAAGAATCGTAATCAAGTAGCTATGATTAAAGAAGAGGGCGCGACAAAACGTAAATTAATGGAAGTTACTGCGGAAGCCCATAACACAGAGACAATGGCGGAGGTAAAAGTAAATGATCAAAATACTAGAGCAATTACAAGTCAAAACAAGTCAGAAATTGACGGCATTGTGCAATTACTTTTGCACCACATGGACACGAATAGGCTTGAAAAAGAAATCGAAAGACGAAATCTAGAACAGTATGGGTACACTGAGTTTGCCAAACAAGATGTTGATAACAATAGTCCCAGGGCGGGATGAACTATATATTTAAAAAATTAAACATATAGTTTGTTTTATATATAAATTTTATATAGAATATGTTTCATTGCAGTTCGTTAAAATTTATCAATTATTAATTGAGAAAATCCTTAGGTTGATCCTATGTCAGAAGAAGCTAAGAAAAGTTCAGTTGTTTTAGTTACTAGTGAGAGTTTGGCGCAGCATCTTAATCTAGCTGAAAGTCCTCAAGAAGCAGTTAATACGGAAATCAAAGAAGATAAGTCCGTAAATGATGAGGTTAATATTCAGAGTGGAGAAGATGAGGCAATTTCTTCTAAAAAGAATGAAGAAAAAAAACCAAATCATAAGCTAGAAAAGAGATTCTCTGAAATAACTAAACAACGTGAAGCGGCTCGAGAAGAAGCTCGTAGAGAGCGAGAAGCGCGCGAATCTTTGGAATTAAAACTTAGAGAACTTGAAAATAGTCGCAAACCTGAAGTTAGAGAATCAATTAATCAGGAGCCTGACGCTTCGCAATTTAGCGATATGTATGAATATGCCAAGGCATTAACAGACTATCGTGTAGAACAGAAATTGAGGGAATATAAGCAAAACGAAGAGAAAGCTAAAATTGAGCTGGCTCAGAAAAAAAAATATGAATCTTGGGTAGAAAAAATTAATGAAACTAGAAAAGAAATAGAAGATTTTGACGAGATGATTAATTCTGCTGATGTAAAAGTCAGCAATGAAGTTAAAGAAACAATCATTGAGTCAGAAGTCGGACCCAAAATTCTATATTACTTAGCTGAAAATCCTGAAGTTGCTGAAAAATTGCAAGATATGAGTTTGACATCTGCAATACGAATGATTGGAAAAATTGAAGCAAAGTTTGAAAAAACAGAAAGCGTTCCAAAGATTGAAAAGGCAATTAAATCTAAGGCGCCAGCTCCAATTAATCCGATCAAATCGGGCATGACTGGTACAGAACAAGCCCTCGCATCAGATGGAAAATTTACAGGCTCTTATAACGAATATAAAGCTGCGCGTAGGTCAGGAAGGCTGCGCTAGCTTATTTTATATAAGAGGAAAAAATGGCTGGCAATCAATTACTAAACGTTTCGTTAGTAACTAATGAAGCATTGATGGTTCTTGAAAACTCTACTGTATTCACTAAATGCGTAGATCGTAATTATAGTAATCAATTTGCAGTATCAGGCGCAAAAGCCGGGGATACCATTAACGTACGGCGTCCTGGGCGCTTTATTGGTACATCGGGGCCAGCATTAAATGTCGAAGATTTCAATGAAACTTCCGTCCCTGTAACGCTACTTCCGCAATTCCACGTCGATACACAGTTCACTACGCGTGAGTTGCTACTAAATATCGATGAATTTAGCCGTCGTATTATTAAACCAGCAGTTGCAACTATTGCTAATAAGATCGATTATGACGGATTAGTATTGGCTAAAAACTCAACTGCAAATATTGTAGGTACTGCGGGCACTCCTCCGACAGCATTGCTAACTTATTTGACTGGCGCTGCAATCCTTGATTCTGAAGGAGCCCCACGCGATGGAGAGCGCACAGTAGTTGTTTCCCCATTTACTGGTGCATCAATCGTAGATAGCCTCAAAGGCCTATTCATGCCAAGTCAAAAAGTCTCGGCTCAATATGAAAAGGGTTTGATGGGAACAGATTCTGCGGGCATGGACTGGAGAATGGATCAGAACGTCGCTAACCAAACATTTGGTAGCTATGCCGGCACAATGACTGTAGATACTACTTCTGCATCATTTGGAATTAGCTCAGGATGGGCTCAAACATCGACTATTGCGATCACTGCGAGTGCAGCCTTGACCTTAAATCAAGGGGATACGATTCAAATCGCGGGCGTTCTTCCAGTTAATCCACAAAATAGGAATGTATATTCCAATACCCCGCGTAATTTTGTAGTTACTGCTAATGTAAACGTCGGAACATCTCCTACCTCTGTAACGGTGTCTCCTGCGATCATCACAGCAGGACAATTCCAAAACGTTTCCATAGTTTCTACCAGTGCTACTGCTGCAGTTACGCCATTTAATAAAACAGGCGTCACTTCTCCGCAAAATATTCTTTTGCACAAGAATGCATTCACTGTGGCAATGGCTGATGTCGAACTAGTAGATGGTGTTGTATTCTGCGGGCGTGCATCTGATCCAGAAACCGGATTGTCTATTAGGGTATTGAGACAATACACAATTAATAATGACTCGATTCCTATGCGATGTGATGTTATTTATGGTTGGGCGCCGTTGTATCCAGAATTGGCTTGTAGAATCGCAGCATAACATAGAGGGGGTTAAAAACCCCTTTATGTTATCTAAAGTACTTTAAAATTGTGTTTTATACACATAAAGTACTTAAAAACTCGGCTCACATACATAAAGTACTTAAGGAAAATTTATGTCTAATCCAGGACCGGCGATTACTATAAGTAATCACCCACAAAATATTGCAACAAATCAGGCTTTGAGACTCATTGCAGCTTATCAAGGGATCAATTTAAATGCTGTGGCGGATACAGTAGCAGCTGTAGTGGATAGTAATTCATGGCAGCCCACATCGATGATCGTCACTAATGCTAGCGTTAGTCTGACCACTGCTCAATTAAGCGTTTATACAGGTCCAAACGCTACAGGCACATTGTTGTTTGGCCCGCGCGCGCTCACTGCTTTAACGGATGCTAACAAAGTAGATTCCTCTGCGCCGAATGCAACTGATAGGCGTACTGTGAATAATCTCTATTTAAGATGCACTACTGCGCAAGGAGCCGCCGCTACCGCTGATGTATACATCTATGGATATGATTTTGGTTTTTTACCATAATCTAAAGGCATCATATGGCCAGCCCATTCATAACTACTAATATACACCCGCAATCTTTGGGGTCTAACCAATCATTGCGGGTGCTAGCAAATCTTCAATCGATGGATTTGAATAAAGTAGCTGATACTGTTGTACCTATTATTAATTCAAATTCATGCTCTCCTCTGTATATCGTTGCGACAAATGCAAGTACTTCGTTAACGACGGCAGTTTTTAGAATTTATACTGGACCGGGGGCTACGGGGACTTTGATTGCATCCATGGCCGCTGGAGTATTAACAGCTTCTGATGTTGTATATTTCAATACCACATCAGTATTTCCTAGCCCTCAGCTAAATGTCGCTAAATTATATTTTAGATGTTTTACTGCCCAGGGAGCGCCAGCGACCGCTGATTTTTGGTTGTATGGGTGGGATTTTACAGTTGTATAGATTTTATAAGGAATGGTCATGCCTAATTTAGGCCCGGCAGTTACTATTACCAATCATCCTCAAGTTTGGAATATTAATCAGAGTTTGAGATTATTGGCGTCTTTGAAGGATATGAATTTTAGTCAAATTCAAGAAACTAAAGTTCAAATCATCGATAGCGCCAAATGGTATCCGCTCTATATGGTTTTATCTAATGCCAGTGTTAACTTTACTGCTATTGGGGCGGCGATTTCTATTTATACAGGCCCAAATGCAACTGGCAACCACATTTTTGGCGGTACGCCATTAGCAACACATACCAATTCTAGAATTGTGAATCAAATAAATGTCAATTCCGGGACGCGTGCGAATACCGCCACCGATATTTTTATTCGTTCTGATAACAATACGGGCATTCCCAACGCGACTTTAGATGTATTCATTTATGGGTTTGATTTAGGATTTCTGCCGTAAATTTCTGAGAAAATTATATGTCTACAATTGGTTTTCCTGCCTCCAGTATTTCTAACCATCCTTCTACGATTGCGAACAATCAGGGTCTTAGATTGATTGCGAACTTATCAGGGATGAATTTAAATTCTGTTGGGGACACGATAGTTAATGTTCAAAATATTAAAACTTGGTATCCTTTGTACTTGATTGGGACTAATGCAAGTACAAATTTGACCACAGCCGCTATTACAATAAATACTGGTGCGAATGGTACCGGTGATAATTTATTTACCACGTCCTTAGTAGGTTTAACTAGCTCAACCGCAGTAATTTTTGTTACCAATTCAGGGAATCTTTCTGAAGATGTTCAAAGACTCTATTTCCGTTGTACTACAGCTCAAGGCGCTGTCGCGACTGCTGATTTTTGGGTTTATGGATGGGATTTAGGATTCCTTTCTTAAAAAGAATAGGATAATCCATGAGCCATCCTCACAAGGGATGGCTTTTTTATTTTAAAAGGTAAATTATGAACAATAGTGCGTTCGCCCCATTTGGTGCTACCTATCAGATAGGCACCTCACCAGTCCAAGTTACAAATAACAATAATAATAATTCCACAGCCTATAGAATTAGAAATTTACTCTCAACTCAACAATATTTAAGTTGGGCGCCTCCTCTTCCATTACCCGCAGGCGCGCCAACAGTTACCGTAACTGCTCCCGGAGCCGGAACGCCCTCTACGAACACTTTGGGTTTTCTCCCGAACTCTGTTGAAATTATTGGCGGGCTGCCTCCTAATGCTTGGTTTGCAGCGAGTTCAGCGGCGGCATTTGAAATTACAGGGGGAGAAGGTCTATGAGCCTTAGAGCCATTGCAGGGGCTGCTAATGGTCAGAGTGCGGGCTCTACATCGAACCCTCGGACTTCTACCATAGCGGATGGTACCAGCGTCACGATTAATGCTGATACGACAGACATTGCAGAACAAACAAATACCCAAGCAGCCGGTACTTTGACAATTAATGCGCCTACTGGAACCCCAGTTGATGGGCAAAGGATTATTTTTAGATTGCAAAGTACCAATGTACAAACTTTATCATTTAATGCCATTTTTGCAGCGTCTACAGATTTATTTATGCCAACTGCATCGAGCGGCGGTAATAAATACGATTATGTAGGGTTTATATATAACTCTACTGCGAGTAAGTGGCAATTAATTACAAAAATATTTGGATTCTAAAGGGTGAAATATGTCTGTAAATCTCTCTTATCTTGGGGGTGCAGGATGGCAGTTTTTTGATAATAATGGGATCCCGCTAGCAGGTGGATTGATTTATACCTATTTCGCAGGGACTACAACACCATTAGCGACATTTACAGATAATACGGGATTGATTGGTAATACTAATCCTATTGTATTGGACGCAGCTGGAAGACCTCCCCATCAAATCTGGGTCCAAAATAATACTCCAGCAAAATTTATAATTAATACCTCAACAAATGTAACCATAAGAACAGAAGACAACATTTCTTATAATGCATTCCAGGAGTTCCTAAATGTAAAAGATTTTGGTGCTACTGGTGATGGTGTTACAGATGATACCGTTTCTATCAATAACGCCGTGGCGGCTGCATTTACGCAAAATGCGATTCTTGTATTTCCCAATGGATCTTATTTAACGACATCCAGCATTCAAAATATCCATAACATTAGAAAAATGGGGCCGGGCGCTATTAAGAGAGGTTCTAACCTATTTTATGTCGATATTGACTCATCCCATTCCAATATGCTGTATGTCGATCCTACCGGGAATTTAATTAATGATGGGTTTAGCTCATTATTCCCAATTTCAACAGTACAAAAGGCTTTTGATACATTAATTACATATGGACCTGTATTAAATGGGACATGGAATGTACAAATGGCAGCAGGAACTTATCCCAATCCTGCATCATTATCATTAAAAAGTGAAAATCCCATCACTATTGCCGGTCCATTAGTAGGCCATCCAAATGTTCCCATAGCAATAGTTGACGGCACTGGATTAACCTCTAGTGTTGGCTTAACGTTCTTAAATTTTACGAATGTTAACTTAAGCAATGTTCTTTTAAAGAATTGGAATTATTTGGGTAATGGGGATGGATTAATTTGTTTAACAAATTCAATAGTCAACACAATAAATGTGCATACGATGGGATGCGCAACGGGAGGGATCATAGTTGCTTCTGAAAGTTATGCGACGATCGATGGCGGCATTGTAGATGGAAGTTCTATTGTTAATTCGTTCGGAATATTCGTCGATCAAAATTCTTCTGCAGTAATTGGGAAAATAGGTTCAGTTGCGGGTGACAATGTCATCGTTAAGAATTGCAATTCTGGCATTAGAATTTCTCGGAATAGCTATACTCAAATATTCTTTGCGAATCTCATTTCCAATTCTTTTGGGTTATTAACTACAAATTCATCATTTTCAGAGTATTTCTCTACAGTTTTTACCTCGAATGGCGTCGCAGTTCAAGTTGAAGCGGGATCGAATACTGCTCAAACAGGGCTAGGAAACGTATTTACGACGAATACGAAAGATTATGTCAATTTAAGTGCTGTAGATGAATTATCGAATCTAAACATTTATTTCGATAAACCAACACAACATTGGCTCTATGGCGGGAATGGGGCTACTACGTTATTGAACGCCGCGAATGCTAAGTTTCAATATAGGGGTGATGCCACAGTAAGCGCGATTACTTATAACGCAGCTGATAAGTTTATAGTCGATCTCGCGACAAGCGCTAACGGGAATTTGGTGTTATCTGGAGCAGATGCAAATTCCGCCGGCGTAGCCTTTAGATCACCTGCCGGTACTTCTGGAAGTATTCGATATGCGTTTACAGGGAGCACTTTTACATTCGATGTAAATGGCACCAGTTCTTATTCATTATCGACAACGGATTACAGACCTCTTGATGACGGTGTTAAGAATCTCGGGGCTCCTGGCAATCGGTGGAATACCGTGTATGCAACTGTAGGCGCTATTAATACATCTGATGCAAGAGAAAAAGACTATGTTAATGAGCTAACAGATATAGAAAAAAAAGTGGCATCAAAATGCAAATCATTGATCCGGTCATTTAAATTCAAAGATGCTATTAAAAGTAAAAATGAGGACGCGCGCATCCATTTCGGTGTAATCGCTCAAGACATTAAAGATGCATTTGAATCAAATGGTCTAGATCCATTTAGATATGGGTTATTTTGCTATGACGAATGGGAAGAAACGCAAGAAATTAAAGATCAGGATGGAAATATAACTCAAGAATATAAAGCGCCCGGCGAACGATTCGGGATTAGATATGATGAGTTGTTAGCATTCATCATAGGAGCATTGTAATGGCCAATCGTTTTTGGGTGCTAGGAAGTGGAACTTGGGACGGCTCGAATACCGCTAATTGGTCCACTACCTCGGGCGGTGTTGGTGGGGCATCAGTACCTACCGCATCAGACAATGTATTTTTTGATTCTTTATCAAATGCGACTGGGTACACAGTAACGACTAGTACTGGAATGTTATGTAATGATTTTAATATCAGCGGTCCGCTTACTGGGAATGTGACTTTAGCCGATAGTGCTAATCAAATAACAATCAGCGGGAATGCAGTAATTGCGGCAACGGGGATTACTTGGTCTTTGGTAACAGGTGGTCTAACTTTTAACGCTACAACTGCTAAGACTATCACTACTAATGGATTTAATATCCAATCCGGAATTACCTTTGATGGTGCCGCAGGAAGTTGGCAACTTCAAGATAATTTAACAATACCTAATACACAAACTGTAACGTTGACCAGAGGCACAATTATATTTAATGGTAAAACGTTAACTTGTGGGTTATTTATAGCAAATATTGCAAATACTAGGGCATTAGATTTTTCTGTAGGTGGAAGTAATATAGTTGTTACTGGAAACGGTGCAAATATATGTAATATTAACAATACGACAGGATTAACTGTAACAGGTGTAGGTACGGTGAATGCTACATATTCTGGAAATTCTGGTACTCGTACATTCACATTAACTGCGCTGACTGAGTCACTTTCAATCAATGTTAATGTAACAGCTGGAACAGATGCCCTAAATTTCACAGCATCTCAACCAAGAAGTCTCAATTTCACAGGATTTTCTGGAACACTTTCTAATGCATCTTTTAGGACATATCAAGATGTTACTTTTTCCTCAGGGATGTCATTA